ACCGACCGGGCATCGACGGTCTTGTTGCGCCAGAAGTCCCGCTTGGCGTGGAACGCCTCGTAGAAGTAGCCCTGATTGCGGCGGGGGTTGGAGAACGCCATCCAGAAACGGTGCGGCGTGTTCTCTGTGAAGAAGCCAGCGGCGACTTGCCAGATGCTGTCCGGCACGCCCGAACTCTCATCGAAGATCAGCATCATACCATCTACGTTGTGGGCGCCAGCGTATGCGTCGGGGTTTTCTTCAGACCAAAGGCGACCTTCAGCATACCAATATCGGGTGCCTTTACGAAGATCCGTTTCTACTAGGTCAGCCAACCATTTAGCAGCCATAATGCGTGTTGCGCTTATTTCAAACCAATGGCTGTTTAGCCCCATAGATAGCCACTTAGTGATTTCGGCCCATGTCACTGAGCGCAACTGCGCCTCAGAGTTGGCGGAAATAATGGTCGTGGACCCAATACGGGTCGATAACATCCACACAACAAGCCAAGATACCAAAGCAGATTTGCCAATGCCGCGGCCGGAGCTAACAGCCAAACGAAATGTGTCAAAATCAACTTTGCCCTTGTTAGCGGCAATGTGCTCTTTCAAGTCGTTAAGAACTTCACGTTGCCATTTGCGGGGACCGTTAAAATGTTCTAGCGGTGTTCCTTTCTCTCCCCACGGAAACACCAACAAAACAAAAGCTAGAGGGTCGTCTTTAATGGCGGGGGACCACAGTTTGGCCATCAGAGCTTCTTCATCTGCCGCCGAATAGATAGGCGTTTTCATCGGTGTGTCCTGTACGGATGCAGTTTAATTTCGGCAGCCAACCGCGCAGCAGTAGCCTCAGCTTTAGTTCTAAACCATCCGACGTGACGACGTCGCCCGCCTAGACCAATGCGAGCGTGCCATTTACCCAATGTTTTGTTCCACGTGACGCCTGCAACGCCGGATGTAGAGTTGTGTTGGACTGAACGGTTTTGACAGTTTTGCGCTTGGGTTATTTCGCGCAAATTTGCAATACGGTTATCGGTACGGTCGCGGTTAACATGGTCAATCTGTTCAGCAGGCCAGTCGCCGTAAACGTACAGCCAAGCCAAACGATGCGCCAAATGCAACTGGCCGTTAATCTTTATTTGAATATAGCCGTGGCCCTTGTGGCGGTGCCCTGCAACGTTGCCTACGCGCACTTTAGGCCGCGCCTTGGCGTAGGTAAACACGCCCGTCTCAGGGTCATAGGTCAGTAGACTTTTCAGTTCGTCTTGCGTTATGGTCGTCATAGCGGTCAGCCTCTAGATCAGGTTGATACGTCAGGGTGCTGGTCGGCGCGGGAACGCCGCCAGCATCTGCATCAGTAGCATATTCCGCTGTAATATCCAATACCCTTTTCTGCGCAGCTTCAAGTGCGGCCGTAATGCTGATCTTTTGTTCGACCTGGAGCTGGATCGACTGCGGAGCCGACCATTTAAACGCATACTTGAGCACCTCAAGCGCGGCCTTGGCGTCCCCTTGCGCCGCCGCGTCGTTCAGTACGGTTGCCATGGCAAGCTCGCCGTCCGCGCGGCCCTTCTGCTCGGCATACTCCGCGACCGGGTCCATCTGGCAGAGCCTGCGGTACTCGGTCGGCGTCATCCCGGCAGCAAGGGCCAGCGTGTCGCCTTTCAGGCCCATCCGCGCCGCGTTGTAGATGGCCTCCAGCCGCGCCTCTGTGGCGGTCAGCGGACGCGGGTCGTAAGGGAGAGATTGGAACGTCACTTCTTCTTTTTCATGGCTTCGGCGCGTTGCCGTCCAAAACGAAGTTCAATGCGCTTTCGATTTTCATCTTGTTGCGCGCTGACCGCGCGGGCTTTTGGAGACATTTCGGCTCGCTGCACCTTTAGCAGCATCTGTTTCGCTTTGAGGTTTTTGGTGGACATCACCGCTTTGCCAGCGGTTGTTACACGTTCGACGGCGTTCTTACCGCGCACATACTGCTGCGATCCGTCAGGCATCTTACGGGTCTTTAAAACATTTTTTTTAGCGGGCGGTAAACCTTTAGGCATGATGCGTCTCCGTTGACTTTACGCAACTTACCATAGGGTGGTTGCGGTGAAAATAAAAAATTTTGTTTGTGGCCCTTGGCCACAGCAGCAGCAGCGGCGCTCGGCCCTGTCCCCCCCCCTCCCTTCGCGCCCGCAGCATTTTTTGCAGCGCAGCAACGCAGCAGCAGTAAACTGTAACCGTTCTTGTTACCGGAACATATTCCTAGCAGGCAGGCATGGCGGGAATGGTGCTCGTGGACCTTTTGCCTCAGAGCATGACGACGCGGATAGTGGGGTACATGCGGCGATACTCGGCAATCATCGCTTTCATGTCCTTCAAGCTCTCGGCGCCTTCCGCGTCGAACGCTGCGTTCCCGTCCGGTTGAAGCAAGTACTTGCCCGGGTAGATGTGGGTCAAGCCGCCAAGCTCGGCGATAACCGTTTCGCGCTTTCCGCAGTAAAGAGTTTCTGGATTGGTGTTCATTGTCGTTTCCCTTGAGGCGCAATGCCCCAAAGCAACTACACCACATTTTGCAAACCGAGTCAACAACTAATTCTTGTCTGCCCTAGCGTAATGTTGGGGCAATATGGGCAATGCCCTGGCACGTCATCGGCCAGCTTGCGGCATGAGGCGCCGACGTGGGGTAGTCGTGGGGTGGCTTTGGGGTAGTCGTTGGGTCATCGGAAAACCAATAACGACGGGCATATGGGTAATCTGGGCAGCCTCAACCGGCTATACCCTATACACTACACAACACACTATATTAGAACTTACTAATATACATCTAATCACTGATTTACAGATAACCATTACCCAAATTACCCATAAGCCGATAAAATAAGGCTTTTGCCGTCATCTCGATTACCCCAAACGTTACCCCACGACTACCCCACGACTACCCCACGACTACCCCAAAACAGTCTTTTTGCCTGCAACACAAATTTCTTGTTGACATATCAGGCACGTCATGAGATTATGCACATATCAACAAGGAAGAACGACATGGACCTGATAGCCAAGCAACTCGCCAAGCGCCGCGCCGCTGGACTCTTCGTCAGCTATGACCGCACGACACCGGAGGAGACTGCCGCCTATGGCCGCGCCACCATCGCGTTCGCCAGCGTCAAGGCGCGCGATGAGGAGCTAGACCGCCTCAACTGGCTGGGCCGCAACCCGCGCATTGAGCACTGACAAGGGAGCGCGACAACATGACTGACCACACGCTTTCCGGTGACGTCGTGTCAATCACGCCAAGCCGCAACGGCTATCAGGTCGTTTACTCCGCATTGTTTAACGGCGAACGCGACACATGGCGCGCTTACGAGACAACTGAAACGGTTGATGAAATCAAGGCGTACGTCGCCGCGACCTATCCCAAACTGAACCCGCTGTTTGTTGTCGTTGACGCCTAGAGCCTAGCAGACCGGCGCCAAGCGCGCCGGTTCACTAGACCCTAGCTCAACACACACGAAAGGAAACGACATGAACGGCAACCAACGCTACGGCGCCAATCTCTTCTACTGGTACGCATACGGCTATAAGAACCGCGAAGCTGCGCTTGACGCGCTGGACCGCATGTTTGCCGATGACGAAGTGTCGCCCGGTGAACTGCCGCGCATTGAACCCTATAGGAACCGTGACGGCGCCACGCGCTACGGCGTCATGCTGGCTGAACGTGCAGCTTGACACATAACTCTTGACAGGCGGCACAAGCCGCCTGTACACTCTCCACAATTCAACACACTAAACGAAAGGGCACGACAATGGACTGCAACGGATGGAAGAACCGCGAAACTTGGCTCGTTAACTTGTGGTTCGGCGATAACTTCGCCATGGATGCCGATGACGGGATTGCGATAACGGCCAACTATATCCGCGAAGCGGTCGAAAACTACATCGACGAAATCGTGCCGCAAGTGTCGTTTGTCGCTGACCTCATCGACCTGCGGGAAGTTGATTGGGAAGCGCTCGCCGCGCACCACGCCCGCGACGAAATCGTTGTGGAGGGCTGACACATGCCGCGCCACTATCTCGCCCTTGCCCTTGACGCTATCGGCGCGCTTGCGCTGCTCGCCGTCGCCTATGCCTTCCTCTACGTTTTCTTCATCATAACCCCGTGACCGTAGGATCTAGTCCAATGGATTACCTTTATATTCCGTATACCGTCCAAGCTTGGAAAGATGGCGTCTGTCTGTTTGAGGCCGATTGTGAGTTGAAAATTGACTATGATTTGCCAGACGGCCGGAAAGGCCCGGTCGATTGGGATGTGACCGAATTTCATTTCGACGGCCCTAAGCCTGGCGAGAACAAGGCGCGCATCTACACCAAAATCAACCGGCACGAACCGCTGTTCCATGTGCTCTATAAGGACCTTGACCGCGAGTTTATCGACGCGCGCGTCTGTGAAGCCCTCGCAGATGACGAACGGATTGACTGGTATGCACTGGCCGCCAATGACTAGGCCGCCACTGTACCGCAACGGGGCCATGCTGCCCGATCCCGAGCGCATGGCCACCGCCCACCACATCCGCCGCGACCCGGACACGGGCGAAATCTCATGGCCACCGACGCGCATGAACACGCTGTTGCGCGACCTGGCACTAATCCTGAACGAAAAGGAACTAGATCATGACACTTGACTATACGTACCTCATGCAAATGCCGACGCGCGAACTAATCGAGCGCGCCCGCATGTGCACCGGCCTCACCACAAGCGCGGCGCAGACCATGCGCGCGCTGGCCGATACGCTGGAGGATATGCAGGGCATCTGTGAACTGTACGAAAAGACGCGCGACGAGCTGGCACACGCCGAAACGCGCATTCAGTACCTGGACAGCGAAATATTCGACCTGAGACGGCAGTTAGAAAGGTCATTCACATGACCGCGCCCCATGACCTTAGCGACGTATCGGACGCCGAGCTGTTGCGGATCGTGGTGCTAGGGGACGCGGCCTATAAGGAAGCGGAGCGCCGCGGGCTTATCAAAGAAAAGGCCCCCAAGCGGGGGCCAGTAAGTTCAGGGAGGAAACCAGAGTGACATACATTGAGCCGCCATTGACTGCAACCGAAATCGAGCACCGCCTGCGCCGCTATTTGGACGAGCTTGTCGCCCTTGCGGGCGGCCCGCTGACCGTGTTCCGCGTCGCCAGCCTGCTAACCGTAGAACTGCGCGCCAAGATACACATGAACGACGAGCGCCCGCTGGCGGCCTTCCCTGAGGCCGAGGCCGTGATCGAGGCGGTCGCCAACGCGCACGGCGTGCCGGTGCCGGTCCTGCGCGGCAGGGACCGCTCCCGCCCCGTGGCACTCGCCCGTCATCACGCGACGTGGGAGCTACGCCGCCGCCGCCCGGACATTGGCTTGTGCAAGATCGCCACCTGGCTAGACCGTTCGGACCACTCAACCGTCATCAATTCCCTGCGCCGCTTCAATGCCGCGGTGGCGCAAGGTCAACACGCGGCAGAAATCGCACTTGTGGAGGATACCCTGAAATGCAGATGACCTTTTTTATTGGTGTTTTCGTTGGCCTTGCGGTTGGCTTGTCCGCCGCCCGCTTCCTGATCTGGCCACCGCGTGACGAGTCGGAGTTGGACTTTTACGAGCCGCCCGCACATGCGCCGACGCTGACCGCTACGCGCCCCATGGGCCTGACCTATCGCAACCTGAACCACAACCGGAGTGCTGAGATATGAGCCTGCAGAAGATGATTTCCGACATTGAAACCGAACGCGCGCACAACAAGGTGCTGGGCGAGACGTTCAAGGAACGCCTGACCGAGATCAAGCGCCGCATGGTGGAGGAGATCGACGCCCTCGCGGATGCCTTCGCGGCTGAGGTAAAGGCCCGCGACACCGCCTTGGATCAGATCGTGACGGGAGAGCGCCGCGATGTCTGAGAACACCGCGCAATGGCTCTGGTACGCCTTCTTTTTCGGTGGGTCGCTTGGCGGCTGGGTATTGGTCGCCTTGTGTGGCGTCGAGCTTGTGGCCGTCCTGCGTGACTGGCGACGGAAGGCGCGCGGCAAATGGTGATCCTCGCCGCTACCCTCGCCGCCGCCATCGTGGCCGCATGGCTTGACCTTTAGGACTTCACCAGCTTCAAGTCCGGCCCCTGCAAACCAGCCGGGGCCGGTTTTGTTTCCTCAACCATGCGCCGTAGGTCGCTCTTGCTGTGGGTCTTGATAATATCAGGCCGCGCCCACAGGTTTTTCTTGGTCTGGAACTCGGCAGACTTGACGGCGCCAAGGTCGATCCATCCGGCTTCCTTCAGACCATGCAGCAACGCCGCCTGCGGTATTTTCACGCCAGGTGCGCCCTGCTGCAGCCGCTCGCACAACCTATAGAACGGCGACGCGACAACGCCCGCCTCAAACTCGCGCGATGGCTGGCGGATTTGGTCAACGATATAGCTCTCGGCCAGGCTGCGGCCGTTCTCGATCATGCGCCACTTGTAGTCCGTCCACATGGGCGTCGCCTTGGGATTGAACGCCGACACGTCGCGCTCATGCAGCCACTTGGCCACGCGGGCCATGCCCCCGGCGTCGTACCACGCCCACAGGGCTTTTCCTTCTTCCTTGGTCATGCGCGGGGCGTCAGACCACAGGCAGAACCAACGCCGGTCTTGTGTTTCCAGCGACAGCGGGACGCCGTGATTGGTGAAGGCCAGCACGAACAGACGGTTGACCATGTCGTACGGGTGCAGGCCCTTGCGCTCGATTGGCAGCGTGTCCGGCGGCGCGGCGATGATCGGCTTCAAGCTGTTGGCCAGCGCGCGCCGCTCGGCCGCCTCCGGCTCCTTCAGCTCGTTCAGCACCATGATCTCGCTCTCTAGGGCATAGCCCCAGCGCGCGTTTATGCTCTTGCCGTCCACCAGCCCACGATTGCGCAAGCCTGGCCCGCACACGGCCCACAGGAACGGAGCCCACAGGCTGTCTTTGCCGCAACCTTCGTCGCCGCCGTGCAGCACCGCGTGATTGATCTTGACGCGGGGGTTCTGCGTCTTGAACGCCATGACGTCGAAGACGTGCTCACGCTCGGCCTTCTCAGGGATCAGCCGCTCGGCATGATCGAGCCAGACCTGAATGTCGCCGCTCTGGACGTTGGACAGGTCCGGCCGCGCGTCGATCCAGCGGTTGCCGAAGACGTCGCCATCACGCGACACCAGCACGCTATCGCCCGCCGCGTAGGTGATGCCGCTCAGCACACGGCCACCCGCCGCCAGGCGGTTCTCGTCGAAGCAGGTCGCCGCCTCAATCTTGCGCTGGGTATGGATCGACTTGCAATCTATGTGACGGAACACAGCGTTGAACGCCGCGCGTGTTATCTCCGTGCGCCGCTCAAGATCGAAAAAAGTATCGTCCGACACGACGTAGGCGAAGCGGGTGAACCACTCGCGCTTCGTCAAACGTCCGAGTTCCTTCTGCTCGACCGCCGCCACGATCTCGGCCGCGGTATCCCGAAACGTGTCGCTCGGCTTGATCGTCTCCGCCACCATAGCCATGCGCTCAGCGACTAGCTCCTCGCGGAAGCCCGGTTGCACTGACGGCCCGTTTTGTTCGCTAACCCATGCAAGGAACGCATTGCTGTCGAGGTGGTCGCAGTGCGCATGATAGCAGCAGAACGCGCGGTTGATCGGTGAGTACCGCGCTTCGATCTGGCCGTCCGTATGCTCGGCATGGTTCGGGCAGACGACGCCGCACCAGCCTTCTTGGTTGACCTGCGAGAGCACCAGCCCCTGATCGGACAGCCAGCGGAGCACGCTGTCTGTGCCGGTGTCGCGGAGCTTGATCCCTTGGATGCTGGCGTTCTCGGCGGGGCCGGGCGTCACGCCCAGACCAGCGCAGATGTCGGCCAGCGTATACTCGCGGCCCGGATGGAACTCGACCAGACGGGCAAGGAAGCCGTCCTTGCCGGGCTTTAGGTTAGGCGAGCCCGGCAGGCGGCAGTTGCGCACGGCATTGGTGGCGCCGGGATCGGTATAGCCTGCCTCTGCAATGGCGGTGATGGCGGCGACGAACTCGCCCTTGGTTGGCTGTTCGCTGAAGGCGTAGCCCCATTGGAAGTTTCCGGGTGACGTCTCGACGACCCACGTCGGCGGGACCGGCGGCTCCTTGGACTTGGTGCCGATGTCGTCGAGCATCATGAAGAGGACATATTCGCAGTTGGCTGCGGAGGCGGACGGTTTGCCATCCGTGAAGCGCTCGGCAATGAAGCAGCCGGTGTTGATAAACCAGCTTTCGCCGTCCTTGCGCTTGTGGCTGGGCAGGAACGCGGGCCATGTGAACTTGGGCGTGCCGTCGCGGTGCGTCACCTGCTCGCCGTCACGCATGACGGGCTTCTGGCGCACGATGAGCGCCGTCTCGCCGGTTGGGGCCAGTCCTGTCAGGTATTCCA